AGGCACGTCGCCCAGTCCCGTGGTGTCCGCCGCACGCACCGCGAGGGTGAGCGGGTCGCCCACGACCTTCTCGTTCCAGAAGCCCCAAGGATCGTCCACCTTGAGGTTGGCGTCGGTCATCGCCTGCTGGATGGCCAGCGGGGCGTTGCGGTTCTGCTGGAAAATCTGCGCCGTGTAGTTGTTGAGGTCTTGCTGGAAGCCCGGGTCCATGCGGTTGGTCGGGTCCGCGCCGTACTTGGCGGTCAACGCGTCCACCAGCATCGCCTCCAGCTTGCCCGCCACAGCCGGCGTGACCGTGAGCGGCTTGCCGCCCGCGCCGCCCGCACCCTTTGCGTTCGCAACAGCGAGGTCGCTGGCGGCGTTAATGTTGGCCACATCGATGTTGTTGGCCAGATCGCGAGACTGGCCTTCGGGGGTCTGCGCCCAGCCCTGAACGCCCGTACCCGAGAGGATACGCGAGAAGTCGGCGTCGCTTTGCACGAAGTTGGGGTCAGTGAAACTGGCCGCTCCGGTCGCGAAACCGGGGCCGTGCTGGAGCCCGTCCGGAACCTGCGACAGCACGGACATGAGGGAGGCGCGCCCCTCCGGGGTTGCCGTCAGGGAGGGGTCGCCCAGCTTTACGGCGAGGTCAGCCATCGCCGCTTCCTGCCGATTGAGCGCGCCCAGCTTGGCCGTATTGATGTCGTTCTCGATGAGCTGCCCGGCGTTCCGGTTTTTCATCATGTCGGCTTGGATCAAGGTGCTCGGGTCCACGCCCGTAAGCGCGCCTGCGAGCCCCTGAAAAAGTTTGCCGATGCCGGGGTTGGAAAAGGTCATGCTGGCCATTTAGTAGCTCCACGACGCGCCGGAGAGCGCGCCACCGGCCCCGGACAGAATGTCCGCGAACATGTTGTCGTTGGGGAAGACCTGCGCGGCGGGGATGGTTTGCTCGGCCTGAGAAACGCCCAGCGAGCCGCGCCGAAGGTTGTTGATCGTGGACAGCGAGTCGGCACTACCCGAGAGCGTGAGCTTCCGGTCCAGCGCCGCAGTGTCGTAGCTGGAGAGCTTGGCGAGAGCTTCGACGCGAGCCCGAGCTTCCTGCGCGGCTTTGGCCGCGCGGGCTGCGATTTCGGTGGACACGACGTTCGAGGCGTTGTCCTGCCCGGACAGCAGGAACCCCTCGGGCACTACGTTGCTCGGGCGGTCGTCAACCGTGGCGAGGAAGTCCTGGACGGCGGTGTCCTGTGACTGCTGGTAGTTGTTGGCCGAGAGCGCCGCGTTGGCGTCAGTCCAGTTTTGGTTCGCCTCCGCCTCAAATGCCGACTGTCGACCGATTTCTGCCTCGCGCGCCGCCTTAGACCGAAGATACGCGGCCTTCTCGACTTGCTGCTGGGCCTTTACGTATGCCGCGTTGTTCGACGCGCGAAGCGCGCCGCCCCCAACAGAAAGCGCTGCCGAGGGCGAGCATGGGGTTGCACATCAGTAAATCACCCTGCTGGACGTGGTGGAGCCCTTGTTGCCGAAGTAGGCGTCGTACATGGCGCGGTTGTTCTGCGCAGTGTTGTAATTGGCGAACGCGTCCCCAACGCCCGAGAAAATGTCGCCCAGCGGATTGTAGTCCGGCCGCGTCTCGTACATTTGCTGCGTGCGGCCCAGCGCGTCGTTCGTTACTCGATCGGCGTCGGCAGTAGCGTTGAGCTGTGCGACGAGCGCCGACTTTTCGTTTGCCACGTTCGACTTGAGCGAGTTCACGTCCGCGTCGGCCTTGGACACGATGGACGCCCAATTGGTGGCGTAGTCCTTGGACAGTTTACCGGAGGCGTCGGCGGCGGCGGTCGAGTTCAGGATGCCGTTGCGGGCCAGCCCGTAGGTAAGCTGGTCCTTGGCGTCGGCGAACTGGTCCTCGATCTGCGGCTGGTAGAAGTCCAGGAAAGCCGACTTCCGGCCATTGTAGAAATTGTCGTTGAAGCCCGCGAAGGTGTTGTCGATCGACGTGAGGCCGGTTTTGATCCGGGCCTGACGTTCTTCCTCACGCTTGCGCGCGGCCTCAGCCTCGGCAAGCATCTGGTCTTGGACGGTGGTGTCGTACTTGGGGCCGCTAATGCCGCACACGGGTGACTACCCCTTTTCGGGCTGGTCAACTGCCGGTGCGGGAGCAGCAATAGGATTTCGCAACCAAGTATAGCAGACGAATGTCTCGCCCTGTTTGCCCCAGCTATCAAGCACGTTTCCGGGGGTTGCCCCGAGCGCGCGCAGCCAGCCGTTGCTTTCGGCGTGAGAAGCGAGCGCGTAGGCGTCCATGCGCCGCGCGCCCGCGTTGATGAGCGCCGGTTGCATGAACCGGCGTGCGTGCCGGGTTAGCGTCAGCGCGACCCGGGGGAACTCGTTCGTGCCGAAGGCCCACGCCTGCCACGAACCCGGCCACCTTGGCGCGGCACCGATCATGGCGACGGGGCGGCCGTTGATGTACGCGCCCCACCGGAAGGCACCGGAAGCGACGACGGCAGCGGCGAGTTCTTCCGGCGTGTCGGTCCACTGTGTCGCGTATATTTCCGCCCGGTCGCTGTCCCGCATGTTGGCGGCGACCCAATGCACGTCCTCCGGTGGCGGCTCAGGAATGAGCTGAACCTTCACGGGGCATGATCCTTCGAGCCGTCATCGAAGTGAACCGCCACCCTTGAAAGCGTCGCCTTTCCCGTGGACGTGGACACGAGCTTCACCGCCAAGTGCGTGCTCTGCATGCCCACAGGGATTTGCCCCTCCATGTAGGTAGAACCGCCGACGGTCGCGATGAGGGTCCACGCGTTCGGCTGGCCGGGGTCCGGGTTCACGTAGACGCGCCAAGAGCCCTCGCAGGCCACGTCAATCGCCTGCCATTTCTTGGTCGTGGTGGGCTTGCCACAGTCGATGGGCGGAAGTTCGACTTCCACTGCCGAGGCGTCGTAGAGCGCTGCGCTGGTCCCGATCGGGACGTTGGGGTCGAAGGGGTTGCCGCTCGGGTCCACCGAGCCGTAGACGAACAGCTCGTTCCCGGACCTGAACGCAATGCGGGAGTTGGCGTTGATCGTGTAGTCCACCGCGATGTTCGGCAGGAACGTGGACCACGCCGACACCTTGGAGTTGGGGTAGTATGCGAGCACGAAGATTTCGCTGCCCCACACGAGCCAGAAGTGGCCCGAGAGAGGGTCCACCAGCGCCGTGATCGTGTCTGCGATCTCGGGAGTAAGCGTCGCGCGCTTCGCTGCGATGCGGGGGTCGATCGGGGAGCCAATGTCGTTGAGCACGGCGGCGTTGGACGAGTCGCGGGCGCGGATCGAACGGATGCCGGTGTCGGAAAGGAAAAGCACGTCGCCGTTGCCGTACTTGGCAGCAGCGTTTGGCGCGACGAGGCCGATATTGCCAAGAACCTGGACAAGAGAGTTCTTGGCCGGGTCCACGTCCATCTGCCAAACTTGGATCGCGTTTCGCGCCAGTAGAGCGAGGTACGAGTAATATTGCTCGATGCCGACCAATTCTGTTGAGCCGGTGTCCTGCTGCGCCACGTCGATGATACCCGAGCCGGTGCCAGCGAAATTATCCGCGTCGCCAACGGCTGAGAACCGCAGGTTCCGGCCGTCCACGAGATAGAGTTTGGTCTGGTGCGTGCGGCCGTTCGTGCCCGAAACGCCAGCGATCTGCGCGTTGGACGAGCCGGCCGCGCCGGACACTTGGAAGTGCCGGATCGAGCCGTCGCTGAACTTGGCGATCACGTAGAGCGTGTCGGAGAACGGCGAAATGTCGAGGACGCGTGTGATCGTGACGCCGCCGCCTGTGGGCGCGAGCTGGTAGTAGTCCACGAAGTTGGGCAGCGCGCCGAGCGTCCCGGCGTCCACTGTGCCGAACACAGCGAGCCGGTTGTTGCGAAAGCCGAGCCCAAAAGTGTTCGCGGGCAGGACGCCTACTGAGGTGATTGTCTTGCGCTTCTCGATCTCGCCGCCGACGTTGACGAAGGCGTTCACGAGCTTGCGCAGCGTGCCTTGGCGCGAGGAAATGGCCGACTTGCGGAGGTCAACACCGGCCGAGAAGTCTTCGATCAGCAGGTATGGCATCAGCGCCTCGGCATGTAGTCGATGCCCGGGCGAAGGGCCGGGGCCGGGTTGCCGCCGGACATGTTGGCTTGGCGCGTGTCGGGCTGGCGCTGCCGCGTTTTGAGCCACTTGAGGCGGTCCATTGCCCGCTGGAGCTTGATCGGCGCGTCCTCGGCCTTTTGCCGCCCAAGCAGCTCGGCGGCCGCAAAAAGGCAGATCATCGGGCCGTCAAGGGTCGAGGTCTTGTCACCCGCCGTCAGCGGCAGGATCGCCCGGCGCCCCCGGAACAAGAGCTGCGTGGCGCTCTGCGGGAGCGGCCAAACCTCAAACATGCGTGTGGACACGTCGTCGGCGCTCTGGAAGTAGCTCTGCCAGCGCAGGATCGGATCTGAGCGATCGTCGTTCTCGGGGTCATATTCGTTGTAGTCGAACGGGCTGATCCCGTAGTGGACCGGCGTCCAGCGGCCCGAGGTATCCCGGACAAAGACTTGTTCGACGCCCTCGAACTCAAAGGTCTCCGGCAGCTCCAGAT